TAAATTCTTCTGCTTGTGCAGCAGTATCTTCAGGGCTTTCTTCTAAACCAGTGAATTCACTTTCTTCTTCATGATCAGACATTCTTTTTCTCCTTGCCCTTATGCGTGTCGGGCGACTGTGTGTATTTCCATGCAAACCCACCATGGGTTTTGCGCTTTCCTTGGCAAACTACAGTGATATGATTTGCTTCCAATCCCAAGGCGTCTGCCGCTGCTTTAGCTGTTGGCCATTCTTTCATTTTCTCCAGTTTCTTTTCAGGTCTCAGTACTTGCCTGTATTGAGTGACTGGCCTTGATCTACAAGTTTTGGAAGAGTTCTCTGAGTGGCTTATCCATTGACAGTTTTCTTTACAGTAATTTCCATCACCGTCTTCCCTGTCTATCGTGAGCCCTTCAGCATATCCTGCTTCCATGTCTTTCCAGAAGCCTTCAAAGGTTTCCCACTCTACTGGGTATGTAATCCCTCTTCCGCCATACCGATGATACTCCAAATTGTTTTTGTTATTGCACCGATTTTTGAGAGCTTGGTACACCATGTAAACTTTTGTTCCTGCCATTCCATGAGTAATAAAAATACTGCCCCTGCACTCTTTACAGGTTTTTCTTTTCTTCCCTACATCTGTACGAATCCGATATTGCTTTTTGCATTCAGGGCATTCAAACAAGGAACATGCTCTTCGCACCGGCTTCCCTGTTTTCTTATCAAAGTACCCTGTCTCCATCACACCGAGCTTTTTGACTTCTTGCATAAATAGTACCTCCTCTGTAAAAGTTTATGTTAGAGGAGGTACTATCATTACACGCCTACATTGTCAATCAAAACTTAGTAACGTGCCACTGTTTTGATGATGCCAATGCGCTCGGGTCTAAGTACCATAAATCCATAGTACCACTTGATGCTGGTAAAACCAGTTTCACCGAAGGGGTCGCCTGCATAGGACTCAGGAGAACCAGGCTTGCTGTGCTTGACGGTAAACTTGGTTTTACTATTACTGGTTTGGAAACCGATAGTAGTAAACGAAGCATCGCCAATGACCAGCATCGGGTAGACATCATATTTGCCGCCGGACTCTTTGTATCCGGCATTGTCGGTAACGGCAGCACCGGTACCGGCCCAATGCATCATCTCAGGAACAACGATAATGCGAAATTGCCCAACGGTACCAATCTCACCGTTGAGGATATTAGCAGCAGCAGCATAATGCGCTGAGCTGATGAATGCCTGGTTGTTGAAGTAATCTTCCATCTGCTCAAGGGTCTGAGTCAGCTCGGAACCAACATACATCAGGCGACCACCACGGATTACACGAGTGTCAATCATTCGTGAACCAGAGATGATAGTGGTCTGTTTCGGACAACGGTTCTGATCCAGCTCGACAGACAGACGAGAGAGATCGCCGTAGGTGACTTCAGTGATCGCACCGGTCTCGCCGGAGATCTCATCATCAGAAGCTGCATCACCAGCGAAGTAGATCACGCCTGCGGAGTTCAGCAGGTCGATCTGAATGAGATCCTCATTGATCTCGTTTGCACCGAAAATCATTTCCCGGTTGATGTGCATTTCCAGCTCAGCATCGGTATCGAAGTTCAGAGACTCCTCGGTATACCGATCGTAAAAGCCGTACTTCTCCAGGGTGCCTTCCAACTCGACACGAGTAAAACCAACCCGGTTTACAGTCCCACCGAATTCGGAGAGCACGGGCAGTTTATTGACAATGGCACCAACGTCTTTGCTGGAGCCGTAAAGGTTACCAGTAGAAGGAACACCATTCCCATTTGCATAGGTGGTGTCGTCGATTACCCAAGGAGGACTCAAGGCGGTCAGAACTGACTTGGTGGTGGCATAATCAGTATCAAATACGCCTTTACTCTTGAACATATCGACTGCAGTATTCTCTGCAGAAGTAGTTGCAGAAGCGTCATCAGCATTGGTACCGACTGCAAGCAGATCGGTGAACGGAGATGCTTGAACACCTGGCTGACGCATAACGATGGTACAACGGATCTCAGTAGAGAGACCTTGGGCATCAATACCCTGGTCGTTGATGTTGGCATCATCAAGCAATGGAATATAATGGAAACGCTTGATTGTTTTGCCCATGTTCTTCGGCATCGAAGTAACATCGGCGAGAGGACCGAAGAACATAACTTTCTGTGCTTCAATCAGGGCTTGTTTGACATAATGATGAGTGGTGATCTGAGGACCGATCGAGGAGGGGACTCCATTGATCGGATCATTATATGCCGCTTGTCCTACGTTGTTAATTCCCACGGTAGACTCCTGTAAGCCTGTTTAAAGGCGAATTCTATTTAATTTCAGGAAGTCCTCATCGGACATTGCCAAAGGATCAAATTCATCCTTTTTCTTCGGGGCATTAGAAGACTTCCTCGTCGGGCTTGCTCCTGCTTTTCTCCGTAGACGCTCTTCGTCAGTTACGTTAGAAGCTGCTGGCTGCTCTGGAGGAGATCCGTTGGCATTGGCCGGGGCTGGTGTGACTGAAGGTGTGCCAGGTGCTGCAGCAGCGGGAGTTACTACAAAGAGCTTATGCTCGTTCATGTAGTCGCCCATTTGCTTGTACGCCTGGAAATCAGTCATTCCTGCCAGCTTGCCTAAACTTCTCTCATACATTACTGCTTTGGCTACTTGTTCGTAGATCCCTGTGGTCATGTGCTCATTGATTGTCCGGATGATCTCCGGATTCTGAGCAACCACTTGCCTGCTTCCTTCATCCCATTCTTTGCCAAGGACATTGAGAGTTCTTTCGTAGTGTGGATTGTCTATGAGGCTTTCCAAGACATCATCCAACTGCATCTCTGTATCACTTATGCCACGGGACTTGGGAGAGTACTCTACCTTTTCGTCCATGTCGATGGTCAACGGATCAATTTTGCTATCTTGCAATAGCTTCGTGATTGCCGTTGGATCCTTCTGACTCAGATCGATAAGGTAATTAATCTTATCTGGATCAAGTAAATCATTTTTCTCCAAAAGTTTCAAGACCTTCAACGAAGGCTTTAATCCAAGCATTTTCTGGTTATAATTAACTCCCATCTGCATAAGGGTAATAATGTCCTTCGCAGACTTCGCTTGCATGTTGTGGCCATTGGCTTTGAACTCAGCCAAGACCTCCCGGCCTACAGCCGCATAATCAGGCTCTGTACCGGGCTTTACTGGCGGTGTTACTTCGGCAGCGGGCTCTGTGGTACCAGTTGCTTCTGCTTCTCCGTTAGCTCCCCGTTCAGCAGGTTTACCGTCTCCTCCTGCAGCAGGAACTTGTGCTTCCTCCAGGCCGCCTCCGAGGGGACTTCCGGATTCGCCAGATCCACCATCAGGAGGGTCACCGGATGGGTCTTTGGATACATCATCTCCAGCACTTTGTTCCGGGACAGTTTGCTCTGAATTTTCATAAGCAGGTTTCTCCATCTTTGCGAATTCTTCATCTGACATTTCTAAAACAGGAATCGGATCTCCTTGCTGCTCAGATGCTGATTCAGGGGCCGATGCTGCTTCTGGTACTGGTGCTGCTGTTCCGGTTTCACCTGCTGGAACAGGTGCCGTTTCGACTTCCGGAACTACGGTCTCGAGATCAGGCATTATTCGTCACTCTCGTTGATGATCTCTTGACGAGTCTCGCGTACTTCTTCGAGCTTGGAACCGGCATCTCTTCCGAGAGATTCGATGATGCGGAGTTTCTCCGCCAAGCCACTAATGGAAATGAGCTGGCGCTGGATATGAGAAGCATTGCTCTCATTATCATTTGCCGGTGTTCCCTGGAGATGTACCAGACGGACTGCTTCATCCTTCAGATACCATTCTTCAAAAAGGAATTTGAAGTCCTGATTCTTTTGCAGCCGTTGATATGCAAGCTGCCGTGCAATCCGGGCCAGGTATTCTTTTTCTTCGATGTCCAGGTTTCTCAGTTGAATCGATTCTTTTGTTTCCACGGTAATTCTCCTCTTCGTGTCCTCCTGCCTATGGCAGAGAGCTATAAATGCCTTCAGTCAATGTCCGACTATTCGGTTGCATCACTTTCAGGCGGAAGTATTAATGATTTAAAAGCCTCTTCTTTTATCTTGGCATTTGCCTGAGCATTGCTCTGTTGGGTAATCTTATCGATATCCCTGAGATGCGTCTTGCCGCTGGCGTTATCCAAGTATTCCTGATCAGTAGTATCAGCTTCAGACTGAGTTTGTCTAGCATTTGCATTTGTCTCACCGACCTTGGCCATGTTGAGTTCGCCTTGAGAAGCATCTCTATGCCCACGTCCACTAGAGGCTGCTGCTTCAGCATTGTGCTTATTGGCCAATGCACGTTCCTTCTCTATCTGAGCATCAAGCAATTCCAGTTCCTTCTGTGCTTTAGCTACCACAATTGGATCTGGCTCTGGTTGGTATTCCTCGATGCGTTTAGCGAAGTCAGGCATCTTACGCAAACGGGCGATGTCTGCCAAAATCATTCTGGAAAATGCCTGGTCCATCGTTGCATTCCCGGTTTGGTACATGAATGCCAACTCTGAAGCTTTCTTGGCATCTTCCTCTGCAGTTGAGATCGACAGGTTCACATCGTATGAACCAGTAAGATCATCTCTCCGGACTTGGATGAATGTCCCATCGGTGATTCTGATGGTCTCTTCCTCAGAGAGAAACTCCGAGTTCATGGCGATCACCTTGCGGCCAATGTCCACGATTCCGGCTGCCAGTCTCCGGAGAATACCAAGCTCTCTCTTGGAAGCTGCGTCCAGTGCTCCCCGTGCCTCTGTGGCCGTATCTCCGAGCCCTTGGGTACCACTACCAGTAGCGAATGCCTTGACCCCTGTGAGGCTCTCAGCATCGATGTTCTGCATCATGATCATATCGTAAGCAGAGCGTGGAACTTCGGGATAGGTGTGCTGAAATACTCCCTGGCGAGGATCACTATTCACATTGAATTCATAATCCTGGCCATTCTTGAAACGCCGGTCATTGGTGACATCGAGCATGTCTTTCCGCATACCGGTCTGAGCATTCGCAGACTTGGCCAGCAGATCAATACTGCCCCGGGTGACTGCGCCAATGATCGCTTGATTATCCTCGAGCAATTCAGCATCAGGCTCACCAAACATTGATTCACGCACGGGCATGTAAACTGCTTTAACAAACGGGGGTTTATTATCCGGGAAGGGGCAAAGCTCCAGACGGATCATAATGGCATCAACCCATGAACAAACAATCTGCTCAGTCGTTCCATCACCACGGATGTCCCACTCTCCCCAGTAGGTGTAAACCACAAATTGCTTTCTGGTTTTATCCTTAAAAGTGAAAGTGCTGACGTCCTTGTCATCTGTGTAATCCGGATCTGTAGTAGGATCCTGAGTTACCCCAAGCTCAATCTTATCAAGATTTTTATATTTCCCATCCTCTTTCAAAGAACCGACAGATGCCTTGAATTTCTCACCAATGAAACTGGCTAAATCGAGGTCTCCACCGCAGGAAGGATCAAAGATAATATTATCGCTATTCGGGATCTCGAGAGTAGGACAGTTCTTGGTCTCTACCCGTTCAGTGATCTCCCTCTCTTCGCCAGTAGGCTTAACGAAGAATGCCTGCCCTGTCTTCATAAACAGATCGAGAGCATGATCGAGCCCTGGAGTACTCATATCTCCATAAGCATCAGGAGACTGTTTTCTCATCATGACCAACTGAGCATATTGCTGAGCAAGCATCATTGCCTCTTGCCCGGTAGCTGGTAAATAATTATAGATTGGCACTGTTCTGGTGACCAATGAAACCTCTGTAACCCAGCCAAGCTTAACAATAACCGTTCCTACATCGACAGCTTCATGCACGTAACTATCAATGAAAGCGGTCTTCTTGATCTGAGTATTGAACTGGTAATTGAGGACTTCCTGGTTCTGCAATGCCCGGTTCCTGTCACCTGCTGTGGTAGGAGTGACATTGAATAGATCGGGCGTACTCAGGAATGGATCTGCCAGGGAAGAGTATCTCCACTCATTCTGCTTACGAACAACTTTCGGAGCAACACTGGATCTCCCCTCCACCTTCGGACGTTTGATGTCCCGAGTGCTATTCCACCGAAGCACGTTGAGCTTGTGATCTTCCTGATCTATCTCAGCATCATCAATATTTTGCTGCAGATCAGAGATCGTTGGAGGGTTTGGCCAATCAACGAAATCCGCAGACTGGGCATCAGAAGCAGTAATATCTGTACCGCCTTTTGCCATCTCTGAATCAGGAGTTACATCTTCATCGCCTTGGGCTACTACAACAGTTCTCATAATTTATTCCTTCGCATGCCATTTAGCAAATACGTTACCGGAGAGTTTTGTTCCTGTACCGCTTTCAGTAACTACGGATACCGCCATGGAGCCTTCCAATACTCGATCATCATAAGGAGCGTAGAGTAAAACTAATTTCCCACGGAACTTATACGAATGCACCGCTTGAGGGAAGGTAAAGATTTTATCAATAATGCTGTTGATGCCTGAGGCACTCGGCTCACCGAAGTAGGCAAACATAGAACTTACGTCTATCCAGTCAGCTCCATCGATCGACACCTGCATTGTGAGGTCCCCAGAGACCCCTCCTGGGCCATTATTGGCCAGATTGAGGCTACCCCCTACCCTGAGCAAAGAAAATGGACTGGGGGACGTGAAAACAGCCGATTCGTTGGTATAGACGATCGTTCCCTGAGGGAATGCAGCAGATACAGTCGGAGGATAGAAATTGATCGGGACATCGTTCACAGGAGCAGCTTCATAGAGGCCAGTCGTCAGAGTAAATTTATATTGATTGGTTCCGGGAATGATAATCAATCCGCCATACCCGCAGACGACTTCCTGGTCAGAGCTGTTACTGCCCTCCACCGTGTACCCGTGAGAGAACATGACCTCCAGGTCAGGTGGCCCCTTGAGCCATTCCCCCTCGAGAGTAATCTCATCCTGATCCGAACCATAGCCTTCTTGAGTGATCACAGCAGACGTGGCCTCTGCCCCAAGCAGCTCATAGATCCCGGAGATGTTCCTCGTATTCTCCTCGATATAATTGCTGTGGGCAAGCAGCACGGTCTCCTGCTGGGAGATTGCAGCCGCATTCTCGCTTACACCAAGAGCGACATTGTTCATCGAAGCAGACAATGCACTGATCGATTCCACATTGGCACTGATGCCGGTAGCATTGCTATTGATCCGGCCATTGGCAACGCTCATGGCTGAAACCAGATTAATAATATCTTCCGTATTCTGGTTCACAGCATCGTTCATCGTCACCAGTGTGGCACTGTTCCTCCCCACCACCAGGGTGAGTGCTGTATTTTGTTCTGCCAGAGCCTGCAGCGTAGCTGCCTGCTCTTGCAGAACGATATTGATGTCTTCAATACTCACTTCATGAATAGAAATATTCTGCGTATTCAAATTAACCACAGGGATCAGCAGACCGATAGAGATATCATTCTTGGTCGTTGCCTTGGTCAGATCAATAATATCGATACCGTGTTGATCCGAAGTGGAAGCCAGTAAAGCAATATCCTCATAAGCCTGCTGTTGCTTCTGATTGTAGAGAGGAGTCATCTCATCCTCATCCAGAGCCCCGGCCAGATACTGAAGAAGCAGCTCAGTCGAGAGCGGCGGAGTATCCCCCACCGTTGATCCAGAATTAACAGCTCCTTCGACAGGCAGTATAACCATGGTGGGAGCGTACTGTGCGCCAGGTGATCCGTTATCGACAGCACGGAAAGAAGCACAGTTGAGTTGAATAGGAGCCCCACCGATCAGAGATTTATTAATCGAGGTACTATTGGGAGCGGATGCCCCCAGCACAGAAATGGTCGGTTGCTGCATGCCCACCATATT